AGAGAACAAAGAGCATGAGGCCACACCCACACACACGGGTGCACGCCTACCTGTCCATGGCGCGGCGAGATCCGACATCAGAAGATGGGAACATTGGAGTGAAGAATTTAAATTCTTCAACATAATTAATTACATTTCCAATGTCCATGTCCTGGAGGCCGGAAGTCCTGGCAGCCCTAATACACTTAAGATACTGGTCGTTCAGTTTATGCATCTGAATACGCCATGTTGCCCAAGACCAATCTTGGTCAGTGTACGAGCCCGCCGCGGGGTCATCTTTCTCTTCTCGGGATTGACCCAAACCCGCTTCACATATACAATGGAGAAGAACTTCCCCCAAGAGGATGGTCTCGCTTTGAGGACCATCAGGGATCTCAGATTTACGAATAATCTGAGCAGGGAAGTTACCGTTCAGAGGCTTGCGTGCCCGCTCAATGATATGGGAGCACACGCCGAGATCAAGAGGTGCATGAATTGACTGTATCGTCATCCGACCCTTCAGGTTGCAGGCAAGGTATCCTGCAACCTTCAATTGATCGATGAGACAGTCATCTCTGGTTCGGTACCAGAGATTCCGCTCTTGAACTCCAGGGGGTACTGGAAGCCCGATACCACCGAGAGACCTAGGGAACCACTTATTAGCCATTTGTGGAGCAGCCTGAATGCTTTCATAATGGACTTGAAGAAAGTCCTGCATCAGCTTCCACACTATGGAACCGTCGAGACCTCGTATGAGATCATTACAACGGTCGCTTAAGTCGGTCCAGCTCTCGGGATGGTGACGTACCTCCCCAGCCTCCGCGCCCTTCGGAACAGTGTTGTTCTGAAGGGCGAGGTTCACGAAACCTTCTAGTTTCCAAGGTTTCAGGACTCTTGTATATATGGAAACAGGGACACGTGTGGTTGTCCCGCTTGGTGTCTCTAAAAACCAAGTGGTGCTGCGGACCTCGTCTGTGAATCCAAACGAAGGAGCTCGACGAAGCTGAGAATTCATAATGATGAATTCACGCGACGTGTAGTTCTTCCCAATCGATGGATACAGACCACAGGCACTGGTGTAAAGTTTCCAATTCGCATACCCTTCTTTATTCGTAACAAATGCAATATCATCACCATTAATCAAGAGCTTTCCTGGCTGCTTGAAGTGACGATCAAGGGCTGCCAGAGTAGCAGCCGCATTGATAATGCATAAGATAGGGAAGGACATTGGAGAACCCATCAGTTGGCCCCATTTCTGAGGAGAGGACGCTGGGAGCTCTGTTGAGGAAGAGGAGCTGGGGGGGCCACGCTTTTCATAAACAAGCGAATGGCCACACAAGGCCTTACAACCTAAGAGGTAATAAGGATTGTTCTCGCCAACAAGTGGACAACCGGTCCAGCTTGCTGCCCCACAAATAGCCTTCCATGTGAACAGAGACAGGTCCGGCCGAAGGTTATCGGTCGCGGCCCTGTAGTCGCCGGAAACATAAAATTCATCCGGCCCCAGCCCTTCTCGGCTTCCAAACATCGCACGGAACGACTCTTCATCGATAGGCTTCCCAATGCACGAAAAATTGGCGAAGCGACGAAGACGTTGGTGCATGTACTTTTGGAACTCGAGAGTGCGATAGTACTCAGCAGCCTGACCCATCGTGATCACGCGAACCTTCAATGGTTCCGGGATAGGGAATGGTCGGCAAGCTAAAGGCTGAGACAGACGCGGAACCCACTGCTCATCAACCCAGTCCTGAAAATCACAGACCAGATCACAAGTATAGTGGGACACCACATCCATCACACGCCCATTTGCCTCCGACATTCCAATGAGACACGTGGGAGCGAGACACCAATCGCATACTTCTAAGTAATGCATGTTCTCGCTAAACCCTTTCATAAGCTCAACGAAGGCTCCACCATCGCATCCACGGTTTTCAAAACACGCTTTCACTGATGGGAGTCTATCCTTATGAGTAAAGGGATGGCCACCGTATACCGCATGAACGATCTCAGAAATACGGTCCTCAACCTGGAGCAACATCTCCTCCTGCACCTCCGTCGAGGGCTCGTGATCGCCACAGACAGCTTGCTTATGATCGGCAATGGTCTTCTTAATAAAAGACCGAGGAGTGCGAGGCATACCCTTTTTTGACATAAGGATATCCAGAGCACATCGCCGATGAGGCCAGCTGCCTGTTCGACCACGGGCCATCACGGACTGCAAGGCCCGACCGAGATGTCCTCCACACCACACACCGGGACGTTCAGAGGAGTCCAGTTCACCTGGAGCCTCCGGCAATTCCGACTGATTCATGGCATACGCAAAGACGTAGGATGTATGGTATTTCAACCATTTAATGGCCGATCCATCTTCAACGCGTCTTTCATATAGTGACACGAAACCCCTCTTAAGAGTTTCTGTCACGTTGAACCAATCGTGAACGCCCCGCCCGGGATATCTCTGCAAACTTTGACAGAGAGTATCCCACGCACGAATAGACCACTCGTGCGCACTCAGCTCTACAGGGGGCGGAGGACGAACTGTTAACCTCCCTGCCCTGTGGCGTAGCTTCTGCCCCCTTGGTACATCGGATCCCCCGGGGAAAGGGGATTCGGGTGCTTTTGGTTCAGAGGCTGCACCGTGTGTTTCAGTGCCTCTTGGAAGTAAGATTTCAAATCGATTCTTATTTTCGAAGTGCATTTTGTA